CATGCGGTTTGGATTTGGCACTTACGATGAAATGTTAGATATGCGTAGACAGATACGCAAAGATAGAGAGAAAGAGGTGTACGCTGCGATGGAATCTAAAAGACAGATTGCTAACAACATGGCTATACTTGGCTTGTCTATTCTAATCATAGGCATCTTAGGTGGTGGTGTGTATATGGTGTCACTTGTAATATGAATACTTTAATCCCTCTTGTTCTTGCAGGTTCTTTGCTTAACCCTGAGTATGTTACATGCCATCTGTGGAAGTATGTAGAAAATGACAATGAAATCCTATGCTTATACTCCGGTAAAAACGGAACGCTGGGTTATCATTACCCAACTCTTAGCTTTAGGGAATGTCCGAAACAATTTCAGTGCCTTTACCAACCAAACTCTAAGGCTAAAGTTAGCTTGAAAGACATCTTGAAAGGATTGTCCGATGGATTTTAAAAAAATACTAGAGCATAAAATACTACCACGTTGCATGATGTTGGTAATGACCATCATGTATATCCGCTCTATTGAGTGGGCGTTATCAATGCCTGACTTATCTACACAACAAGCAGGTTTAATTTCTGTAGTTACAGGAGCAATGACGGGGGCGTTTGCTGTATGGCTTTCGCATGAGAGATGATTCTTGGTACTTTAATAGGTAGTCTTACGGGTCTAGCTACAAGTGTTATTGATGGAAAGACCGCTGTAAAAAAAGCAGAGGCCCAGACGAAAATGAAGATCGCCACTGGTGAGCTTGATTGGGATTTAGAGGCAATGAAAGCCACGCAAAATTCGTGGAAGGACGAATGGATTACTCTGCTGTTTAGCATCCCTCTTATCTTGGCGTTCTGTGGTGATTGGGGCAATGACATTGTAGCTCGTGGCTTTGAATCATTGGAGGTTATGCCTCAGTGGTATCAGATTGCATTAGGTGGGATTGTATCTGCAAGCATAGGGATGCGATCTGTTGGTAAGTTCTTTGGAAAAAAATAAGGGAATCTTATATGGAATATAGACTAGGTAAGCGAAGCGTTAAGAAGTTAGGCACTGTAGATGAGCGCCTTCAACGTGTTGTTCGTGGTGCTATTAAGATTACTGATCAAGACTTCTCTGTGATCTGTGGCATTAGAACCAAGGCCGAGCAGACCAAGCTCGTTGCTTCTGGTGCATCACAAACTATGAAGAGCAAACACCTTGATGGTTTGGCTGTTGATTTGATGGCGTACAGTGGTGGTGGTAGATGGGAGCTTAATCTATATGATGAGATAGCAGATGCAATGAAGGCAAGCGCCAAGTCTGAAGGTGTTCAGCTTAGATGGGGTGCGGCTTGGACGATTAAAGACTTCGCTGCATGGTCTGGCGCAACGTTAAAGTTTAAAAACAATTGGACAGTAGAATATTCTGCAAGCGCAGAAGATGCTATGAATAGTTACGTTGATACGCGTAGAGATCAGGGTCGTAGACCATTCATAGATGCACCACACTTTGAATTGATTGTATAAAAAAGGCGGCATCAGGAGCATGGAGAACTCTGACGCCGCCAGTTGGGCAGGTGTACTTCACAGGGAGAAAAAGTGAATAGACTTGTATTATCACATGTCCTCTAGTGTGGCAACACTGCCCTTATATTTGTGCCCACCAATCATCAGGTATAGGCGGCTCTTCTTTGTGGTCCTCTGGCTCTAGCTTGTAAGCATACAAACCATTGCCATCGTATCGTCTTGAGACAGTACGGAAACCAAACTTCTTTTTTCTTAGGTCTCTCAATGCAGCACTAGCACTTGCCTCTGGTGCGTTGGTTGCATTGCTTAACTCAGAGAGTGTGACCCAATCGTTATCCTCCATGTATTGTTTTATTTTTTGCAACTGTGGCATGAGCCTGTTGAAGTCACGCTCATGCACATAGTCATCTCCATCAAAGTGAGGTTCAATATCCATTAGAACAGGGGTATTTCATCTTCTAATTGTAAAGGCGGTACTGTTGGTGGTTCATCCAAAGATTTCTGTTGGCTCTCAGATACCTGCAAAGACATATACTTACTGTCTCCTTTAACTCGCTTCCATCCCGCCATCTTAAGGCTGGTGTTATCTAATGGACCTGAGTAATCAGGGGCCTTTTCATTGCCATTCTTCTCGTTAGTAAACATAACGCCCAACTTTTTATACACCTCTACAATTTGCAAGCCAGCTTTGGTTTGATCAGCAACAAGAACAATCTTATTATCATTACCATCTATGTTTAGCTTACCTTGTAGTATCAGACGCTGAGTATCAAATGGTTTGAATGCTGCGCCTGAGTTGGTGTTGTCATATTCTGCCATGCTTTTGGCTCCTGTATTACCAGCTACTGCCGGCGGTTTTGCTGCCGCTATCAGCAGCGTACTTGTTGCCATCCATCTTCCCAAGGAAGACATCGGCATTGAACCCTAAGTGTGATAGGGCTTTGGTTAGGCCATCAGTGATAGCCATCTTCGGTGCATCCTCGGCAAGCCTGCCCTTGGTTGCATCAAAGAACTTACGGCACCCACTGAAGGGGCCGAAAGCATTTATCAATTCACCGTGCCATATCTGTACGTCTGCAATTACAGCAGTGTCACCATTGGATAGGTTAATGAATCGTGTGTTGTTAATCCAGCCCCAGCCCTCACCGACAGGACCGAACCGTTCTGTAGCGCACCGCACCTGATACATAGGATCAATGGCAGTAAAGCTGCGCGATCCAAAGCTAACTTGCTTGAGGAACTTAGGGTCTGATGTTTCTACCTTGTTCCATAAATCTAGGTTACTCATGTGCTTTCCTTTCTGGCTGCTATTCTTAGTGATCCGCGCTTGTCTCTGCGCACAGTTAATAGATCGCAGTAAACCTCACGCTCATTATCACCCACCATTTCTTTCAGACTTTTCTTAGCTGTCTCAAATGACTTGGCGTATAGCTCATTTAATATGTAATCATAAGCCACAGACTTGAATTGATTGTCGTGGTTGGCATCACGCTTAATCATTTCATCAACAGGTATCTTGTCTGTCTTCACAGCGTGTGGCTGGTCATAACCTACTGGCTCTGTGTCGGTATCAACGTAAGACCAGAACTGTCTAACCGCAGTCATCATAAGGTTAAAGTATGACTCGCTCCATGCAACGTGTGAGCATTCCCACTTGTTGTTGCCAAAGAATGCAGAGAGATAGCAACCATCCTTCTTAGCCAGTGCCATATAGCACTGTAGCTGGGGCATGTAGTAATCAATCAGCTTATCCATAGTGTTGTATGAATTGGTGTGCTTGCACTCAACGATAGAGTTGCGGCACATGCCATCAATCATACCCTTCATAGGCACCTTATCTATGGTGCGCTCGTATTCATACTGGTTGCTATGCACTAGGTAATCATTGCCATCTTTTGCTGGCATGTTCTCCTCAAACCATTGGATGTTAAATGATTCTGTGTAGCTACCCATACGTACAGCTAGGTTGCTTGATAAGTCCTCGCCCTGTGTTCTGCCTGTCTTGATCTCCCATAAGGGATACCAATCACCCTGCATAATTTTTACACAGTCAGACCCGCCTATAAATCCTGTTCTCTTCATGTGATTCTCCATTCTCCATGATTTATTTATGCTGCATACGCGCAGCAGTGTCAACAGCTATCCCTAATAGTTCATTAAGAACAATGATCTGCTCGCTGCGCCATTGGGATATACTGGAATCTTGCTTTCTTCCACCGTCCCGATCTAGCTGCATTTCCGTCAGCTCCTGCAACCGAGTCAGTCTCTTTTCTAAAGCCATAACCTTCTTTAAAGTTGTGATGTTTAGTCGTAAGTTCATCAATTGTTTTGTTGGCGTAAGCATCGCCGTACTCCTCCCTCAATCTCGTCTCGTAAACAAACCTGTACTCATCAAGGTCATCTTCTGTGACCTGCGTTGTATGCACTAAGCCTTGGGATAGTCTGCCGTATAGGTAATCAATAGCCACGTGTTCCTTGGCAGCAATCTTCTTAGCTACTACAGTAAGAGGATTAAAGTCCCACTTGTCTGTGCTTTTGTCTGCAATAGCGCGGGTAGTCTCATCGCCAGCAGCCTTGGCTGCATTGACAAAGACCTTAACGGGAGGCCAGTTGCGTGTGCCATGAGTGGATCGTATCTGCTTATCGGTGCGCTCTAAGAACAGATCAACCAATCCATTATTAACTTGTGAAGGCATGACTCCATTGATGTCTTGAACAATGAACTTCATTTCTTGTAGCAGTGTCTCGTTAGTCATACCCACTGGTGGTGTGTATCTTTTAAGTACACCTTGCAGCCACTTACCTATGGTTTGTGTGCGTGCACTGTAATCAAGCTGACTCATTACGTTTGTCCTCTAAGCTAAACACATTGGTATCCCAGCCCTGATTAAGAATGTCATTAAGGCGTGAGTCATTGTTGCTATCGTAGTGTGATAGATCATCCTCCCATCGCTCTGCTCTGAGCCATGTGGATGGATGAGGAATGAATCTTATCTCTGTATTCTCGCTGATTATCTGAAACTTCTTAGTAGCTTCTATAATTACTGAAGCATCTTCTATCTCACAGGCATTGATGAATGCTAATCGTGCTACACCTTTACCTATCCTACGTGGGTACGACTGCCAGAATAATTTAAAATCTTCTGAGTCAGGAAGCCTTGGTTTCCTTGCCATACTTGTTCTCCTTTGCTATGAATTAGAGGGGAGTAGTTTTTATTAGCTGAGTCAACTACTAGGAAGAATACATGTGTATTCGTGCTACTCCCCACGATTACTTAATTCTCCAGACTCTAAAGCCTGAGTCATTTTGTCTGGCTGTAATTCCTATATCTGGGCACGATCTTTTTATCCAAGCACGAGCAGCGTTAAGTGCATGGCCATTATGAACTAAGAAACTATCGCCAATCCCCATTGTTTTAATTGGTTCGTACTGAGTAGAGGGTGTTGGTATGTTGTGTTCAATCACGATCATTTGATTCTCCTTGTATGATCTTTGCAAACTCTTCACCTGACATGATGACAAGTGTTTGTGGCTTACCTGTTTTTCTTTTGTAGAAGGCTATGTCTCTGCCCTCTAAGACAGTGAAGGGGCTAGGGAAGTTAGACTTATCTCTGTACTTAACCTCGCCTACCAACCATCGTTGTCCGTCCAGTGTGAGGTGGATGTCTCCACTCCACTCTCCTCCGAGCGCTCCGCTAAGGGGAACTCTTTTGCAGGCAACTCCGATTGACTTGAGCCAATCCACGAACCATTTTTCATGGTAAGTTCCTTTGTTCTTATTTTTGTTTGCCATTTATCCTCCCGATAGCAGGGCATGCATAGAAACCAATGCGTCTTGGGATACTTTCCCGATAGCACAGCAACATAGTACCTGCATTCTTGTTCACAATTATCACAGTAAGCAGTGTGACCTAGCTTATTGCTTTGACTTGATGATGATTTCACAGTTCAAAGCCTCAACCCAACAGGATAACATGAACGCGCTGGGTCTACGCTTCTTTCTCTCCCACTTACCGACCAGTCCATCAGCGCATCCTATCTCATAGTCCAGTGTGCGCTGAGATATGCCTAACTCATTACGTCTGACCACAAGCTGCTGTATTATGTGGTCATATACCCTCATCTTCTTGGAGTTAGTTTCTTTTTGTCTGATCGTTTGTAAGTTCGTCCATTAATTAGTAACTCCAGCATGATCCATACTTTCTTAGCGGTCACATGCTTTAGTTCAGAGCCACCAACTGTTCTGTAATAGGTAGAGGTAGGTACTCCTGCTTTGATGAATGCTTTTAGCAGAGGAACGTCTGCTTCTTTTGACTTCGCTATGAGCGATTGATAATAACTTTGCATACGCTCCTATTACTGCGTCTATGCAGCGTCAGTCAACCATGTTTACTAGACCATCCTTTTCTTTCATACTTAATATTGTGATTGATTGCGTAAGTTCTTAGTGTTTCATGCTTTGTCCCAAGAATAACAGCAGCCTCATGTAAGTTGTAATGATTAAGCACTGAACTCAGTAGCTCAACTCGCTCACGCCTATGACGCGCTGCTATCTCAGGCCAGAACTCAAGGTTCAACCATCACCTCCACACTCTAAGCATGGCTCATTGCGTACATCTATGTACCCACCATTAATGAAATCAATTACTGGCACCTCCTTCTCAACGTACCCAAGGCCATAGCATGTGCTGCAATGGCTTACATGCTTCTTATAGCTGTCTTTGGCAGCTTTCTTTAAAGATTCTGGGAAATCAAAAATCAATTTCATCATCAATCTCCTCTGGTGGGTTGGCACTTTCCCAAGCTCTTGTTGCACGATCCATAAACTTTGTGCGTTTAAATCTTGGGTTGGTTTTTTCTAAGTCATCTGCCAAGATAGCAATATGAGTAGGCCAACTTAACATTGGCGCTATGTTATCAGCTATGTATTCAAGATGCTGCTTGCTCAAGATCATTGTCTGCCTCCATTGCTGAAGGCATTCTGATAACCTCACCATTATCACTAGGTACTAACTGCTTGGCAAGCTCACCATATAAAGCAATGCTGTAAGTTGTTGAAGTGTCATCATACTTGCCCTGTGTTTTAATAGCTAACTCCCGTGATGCAAACCCTTGATGCAATCGTGTTGTCTTAAAAGTAATTGACACAATATCGTGTATATTTACATTAATCATAGCATGTTCTCCTTATGCTAGTTCCAACCATGCCTTGTGCTTCATGGCCTTGATGATAGCTGACTCACGCTGACGCTTGGCATTCTCTGGTGACTTGGCGTCTTCTGTATGTGTGGCCCAGCTAGTAAGACAGTTG